ATATTCAGCAATGTACTTTCAGAAAGATTTGATGCGTTTGCTAGTACATTGCGAATGTGTGCTTCATCATCTAGTAATCCATAGGGACATCCCTTAAGGGTGAAAAGAATATGTCTCATTTATATCCAATCCGGTTTTCTGGATGGGATGCGAAGATAATTATCTTTTACCCATGGTTTAGATGAAATATACATTTTGTAAGCAGTGAAAATATCAATGCTTGTATCATACTTGAACTCATCAGGTCCTGCAAACACAAAGGGTGTTGTATCCTTTCCACTGCGACCTTGTGGGTCTGCCATAGGAAGTATCTCTTTTGCTGCTAGAAGAGTCTTCTGACACGTATGAACCTTACCATAACGAGCAGTGTATTCATCACACATAGCAAGTCCATGAGCAAGCAACCACTGCCAATTGGTTACAAATTGATTTGCCCATTTAGTGCAGGGGTGATTACGAAAGGCACCCTTCTCAGTAGCATAGGCACTGCCATCTGCTCTAGGAAGAGTGCCAAAATTATGACCCCACTTGTCGGAGCATACAATAGCAAGCATTTGACAAGTCTCTAGGGGCATCTTGACGATGTGCTTGTCAGGGAGAACCCTGGCAGACTCCCAAGGACTGGGAGAGGTCACAAAGATGTTCATATCACTCGAAAGTAGAATCAGGTTCCAGAGCAATATAATAAGTCAGATCATGATTTTTAGAGGTGAATCGTGACAAAAGTTTTTGTGAGACAACCACATCATAGGTTCCCGGAAGAATCTTGATGTTCTCCACTTTAAAGTTGAATGTGAATTCGGAATCAGTTTCGCCAACAACAATATTAAAATTGTTAGAGGTGTCGTTCTTCTTATCACGAACAACCAAAGTCACTTTGCCATTCCTACCAATCGCAGAAAAATCAGGTAGTTGGTTGATAGCAGCTGCTTTAAGTAGTTTGTCTAGTTGCTCTGTACTCAGTTCAAAGCAAACATCTTCGGTGGGAAGAGTAATGTCTTTATCCGGAGGAGTGACAATAACGTTAGGATCAGCAAAGAAAAAGGTTTGTTTGGACTTGCCTTCACTAATAACAACATAACCATTATCAGTAAAATCCAATTCAGGATTTCTGAAAAGACTGTTATTTACATTGAGAAATTGATTGAGATCATAGAGTGCAAAGTCTGAAGGAAAATCTTCATCAAGATTTGCTTCTGCAAGGATATTCTTGGCAACAGAAATTGTGCGAAGACGATTACCTCTCTTTACAAGAATTGAGTTGTTAATTCCTGCAAAGTTTCTCAGGATGGACAGAGTTGAATCACTTAGTTTCATAGTGCGTTCGCGTAATTTCATGGTCATTGGTTGTAATTTTCTCTCGCAGCATTCTTATCATTGAAATGCATTAGGAGAACAGCATAATGCAGAATCTTCATAATGTCACGTCGTGCGGTGCCTTTCCTATCATAACGAGAAGCATACTTAAGAATATTAGATCGGCAAAATGCCTCACCATCACCACAAGCTTCAATCAAATCCAGTGTTTGGATTTTATCATCACCAACAGAATAGTGCTGATCATATGTTCTAACAATATAGTCAGTTAGTTCCTTTAGAATTTTTTCTTCACTATACTTATATCTACTATTTTTAGACATGTTTAAATTAATGTGATCATTACCTTCGGCACCAAGTGTGAGAGTGCCTGGGTTCAAAGTGTTTTCATCCATTTTCAAAATTTCATCATAGAGTATGGACCAAGAGTTAGTCATAATTTATTATATCAGGTAATCTCCTGATCGTCAATTGGCATTTCAAAATCAGCATCTACTTTATCATACAATTCTAGGAATGCCTGTTTGGTTTCATCATCAAAACGATTCACACAAACTTGGATTGCCTTTTCTTTCTTACCAAAGATTGAATATGCATGGATAATATGAACCAAACGACGGGTGCTGATAATTTCTTCAATACCACCATCATAGAAAGTCTTACGAATGATGTCTGCCCAATCTACGAGTCTCCTGCAGAAATCTTCATCGTGCTTACCAACAGAAGCAGCAACACCCAAAAGAATCTTTACCTCATTAGAAGGAGTGGGATACTCCTGCTCAAAAGTTACAGGGAATCGTTCAAGGAAGGCTTCATTGAGCACATTAGTTCCAATGAATCGTCCGTCGTCTGAACCCTTACCCTTAGTGTTGGCTGTGGCAATGACGTTGAATCCACTTGCAGGCTCAACTCGCCGTCCGATTTTTTTAAGGAAAACTCCTTTCCCCTCAAGGATAGATTGGAGACAGAGAATTTTGTTAGAAGCGAGGTCGATTTCGTCAAGGAGCAATACAGCACCTCTTTCGAGAGCCTCGCTGACCGGGCCATTGTGCCAGACGGTGTTGCCATTAACAAGGCGAAAACCGCCAATAAGATCATCTTCATCAGTTTCAATAGTAATGTTTACGCGGATAAGTTCTCGTTTTGTTTGAGCACATGCTTGCTCCACCGAGAGAGTTTTACCATTACCCGAGAGTCCAGTAATAAATGTCGGATAAAAAAGATTGGACTGAATAATTTTTTTAAGATCGCTAAAATTACCAAACTGGACGAAGTAATCATCTTTCCGGGGAATAAGATTTTGTTCAATGGCAGGCAATGCTGCAGGAGAACTGTAAGATACTTCCAATTCATCCATGGTTTCTTTTGTCAATTCAAGATTCCATTTACCACGACCAACTTTACACTCAGAAAGTTTTTTAGTTACAGTTTGATAATTAGAATCATTCATCATACACCATGCACGAATGTCGGCAGAGGTTACAGACTCACCATACAAATTTTGAAGAGAAGTACGAATGTAGTCGGTGGTCAGAGACATTGGTTGTTTTGTTTGACTGAAGTTATTATAGTCGGAAATTGCTTTGAATTTCATTTGACAGACACTTAATTAAGTGTCTATGGTTATGCCACCAAAGAAATAAACTCGCCAAGAATTTTCTTATTCATTTTTTTGGAGTTGAGAGATTTTGCAAACGCACTCTTAATCTGAGTTTTGGTTGCATCTTCATTCACTTCAAATTCATCATCACTATTTAAGGCAGAAGATGATAAACCAAAATAACTATGATATCCAGAAGTTTTAATTGTAAAAGATTTTCTTTTTTTCCATACACTTTCCATTTTACGAAATTCCTCAGAATAAAATTTATAATACTTACGCATAAACGATTTGGCATCACGGGATTGAAGAATACGAATACCGATGAAATTTATATCAACAAAATTATCCCTTAGGTTGCGAAGAAGAACATCAGTCATTTCGTCCCATTCATCACTGAAGGTATATGTGTTTCCAGTTCCTCTATCTCTCAAAACACACCTATGTCCAATATTACCGGTTCCAAGAAAAGGACCATCAACATATCCGCGATCAATCTGACGATGATATCTTAAGGAACATCCCTCCCCATCAGTTAAAACGACACACTGAACTTTTTGAAGTTTATGCTCTTCTTTAAATTTTGGTAGGATTTGATGAAGAGAAATCATTGCCTCATTCAAAGGAGTGCCAGAAAGTCCTAAACAAACAGGAGGTCTAAAAGAACAGTGATACTCATGACTATATGCAACTCTGAAAATATTTTTCATTTGCTCATCTAAAACTTTTCCATTGACCTTACTGGTAAGGAAATTCATCATAGAAAACCATTCAGGAACATATACAAGACCAGATTTTTTCTCATAAGAAATTTCCCTACGACCGGTACTTTCATCAACTAAGGGATAATCATTAGTGAATGCATACACTTCAAATGGAATATTTACTTTCTTACAAAACCAAACCAGATTGAAAAGTTGTTTCATAGTATCAAGTAAAACATTACCCATAGAACCACTCCAATCCAAAACAAATACCAGACCATGATTTTTACCATCAGGAATGGTAGTAATTTTTTTAAAAAGGTCTTCGTTATATTTGTAGGTATGAAGTTTAGAGCAATCTAAAATACCAGTGCGAGATGTAGAAGCACGAGAATACGCATCTGCTGCTTTCTTACATTCAAACTCCTTTACCAAATAACTAACTTCTTTCTGAGCAGAACGTTTGAACTTGGAATATTCCAAATCAACCTTAGAAATACTGAAACTTAATGGAAATGATTTTGAATATTCACTCTCATTTTCAAAATAAGATTTCCAGTTCTCGGCACAAAGTTCATGAATCTCAGAATTAGGAACCACAACTTTTTTTAAATCAAGTTTAGGAAACTCCAAATAAACATTTTCAAATCCACTATGATCTATAAGTTGTTTAAGTGCATCTTCTAAATTACTTGCAGTAGAAACTTCTGGTTCATCATTCAAAGTTTCATTACCAACATCTCCCCCCTTCTGCTCATATGAAGGAGTTTCTAAGTCTGCCAAATCTCCTTTTTCAGAATCTCCGGATTCAGATCCTTCAGTAGAATCTCCATCATCAGATTGTTGACTATTTTGATTATCAATATTAGTATCTTGTTCTTGTTCTTTTTCTTGTTCTTTTTTACAAAATTTATACAGAACCTCTGCTGCAAATAAAGTGTCATCAAAATCCTCACAACCATCAATTATGCGAATGATTGCCATCTCCTCTTCAGTAAAAGAAATGTTCGTAAAATTTCCAATCTTAAAATATAGATTTGCTTTGTCGGCAAGATTCATAAGATTGACATTTTCATTAGCAATCTGAAAAAAATCCTGATCGGCAAGTTCCTGATAACCACGATAAAATGTTTTGCCAATACCCGCATACCTACGTTTTATAAGTTTTTCAATGCGGACATCTTCAACTACATTCACAAACTGTGGAGGAATCTTTAGTTCCAAAAACCAATCTCTATCGGGAGTATAAAGTGCGTGTCCCACCTCATGACCCACTAGCATGTCATAAACACTATTGCTTGCCTTTTCCCACATTGGAAGCGTCAGAACCCGAGTATGGACGTTGAAGCAAGCAGTTTCGACTTTCTTGTGCTCCACAATCAAATCTTCGGTTGCCAGTAGTTTGGCCAGTTGAGATTTAATCTCGTGGGAAACGGTCATTGAAGTTCGTTCGTATGGACTCATAATACAACGAAACCCGCTTCTTGAACGGGTTCATGTGACACTTCTTAAATTGTCTGAGTGCCTCTCTACTAGACCTCAATGCCTGAGGTTTGAGAGTGCGTTTCTTCTCCTTCTTGGAGTGATGTTGCCAATTAGGTGTTGTCATCAGAAATACCTTTGATACGTTTCCAGTTATTATACATGGATTGAAGTCTCCAAGAAGATGCCAGACTATCTGGTCCGTTTTTGAGAAGTTCCATTTCCCTCAAAGACAGTTTCTTCATCTTCTTATATTCTTCTCTCCAGTTCATGATACCTTTCTACTGAACCCCTTTATTTTATCAAATTTTATCACATTGTCAAACTTGTCATGCAAATCTGATTTATGAGATATTACAAAAATGTTGGCACCCTTAATAACATATTTAATAATTTTAAGAAATTCTTCTGTGCCAAATCCATCAAGTGAAGAGTCAAATACTTCATCCATAATTAAAAGATTCGTATTGACAGAATTCTTAACACGGGCAACTTCTCTCCATGTGAAAAGAAGTGCTAGGTCAATTCTCATTTTCTCACCCTCACTAAAAGAAGCATAAGAAAAATCTTCATGAATTGGAGATTTTACGGTCTCATTAAATTCACCATCCAAATTGAAGTTAATATAGAAATCCATCATCTGCAGATAACGATTAACCTGTTGATTAATGAAAGGAATATATTTTTTAATGATCTTTGTTTTTACACCATCATCTTTGAGCAGTGAATATGCAAAGTCATAATTTGACATTTCAATCCGTTTATCGGACAGGTCTTCAATTGTATTTTGGAGGGTTACTTTAAACTCTGCTAACTTCTCATGTTCAGTATTTCTATTTGCAACTTGCTCGGTAAGTCTCTGAACTTCCGATTCCAGATCTCGGATTTGTCGTTGACATCCAGATACTCTAGTATTGTTTTGAGAAATGCCATTATTGAGTTTAGTAATCTCCTTAGATAGTGAGTTGAATTGACGTTCTTTTTCTTGTTCAAACTTAATGGTGGTTTCCAGTTCTTGATAACCACTCT